GAGTTAATGCATATCAACTATCACAGAACAGGCACCACCTTGCCCTGTGCAGCAAATAGAAATGGAAGATGATTGGTAATATTTTTGTTACATAAGTTAATCTAATAGGGGTCATAAGATCCCCTTTACTATGTTTGTGAGTCCAAATGTTAAGAAACTTGACAAAATTTAATGTTTTATATATAATATAGTTACATAACTTAATAATTCAATGACAGTTACAACAGAGTCAGGTGGAAGACAAAACGCTTTCCCAAATGAAACAAGACCTTACATAGATGAAAGTGCTTCCTATGAGGGATATCCTCAGAATGCTGAGAAAGTTAATGGTCGTTGGGCTATGATAGGTATGGTTGCACTCTTCGGTGCATACGTAACAACTGGACAAATTATTCCAGGTATTTTCTAATGGATACAAATCATTCTTATTGGAAATACGCAGAGAAGGTTAATGGCCGTCTCGCAATGCTCGGTTTAATAATCGGCACAGTTAACTATGTGTTATTTGGGGAAATAGCACCAGGTTTCTTTTAAAATGAAATTCATTTCACAGTTCACAATTATTCAAAGGTACAAACTAATGACTCCAGAAGCAGAAAGATTTAATGGTTGGGCAGCTATGCTCGGTTTCGTAGCAGCAGTAGGTGCATACGCAACAACAGGAAACATCATTCCAGGCATATTCTAATGTCTAATAAAGATATCTTATTAAGAGCACAAGGTCGTGCAGCAATGATGGGATTCGTATTCTTATGTGGATCTTACATTGTAACAGGCCAACTTATTCCAGGTATCGTGTAATGTTTGGAACAAGAAGACAAGACGTAGAGAACGTCACACAGGTTAGAAAACAACCAGAAAGAGAAAAGGTTGTAGCAGAACGTATCAACGGTCAAGCAGCAATCTTAGGATGTATCGCACTCATAGGTGCATACGCAACAACAGGTCAAATTATACCAGGTATATTCTAATGACTAAAGAAAAGACAGCAGGATTTACTATTCTGATCTCTATCTTTGCTCTAGTGGGAAATTATGGATCCGTTTGGGTCTAAATTTTTTTCCCCTAGAACTTTACAAAACTAAATAATTATTCGCAAATCGTAACATTAGGAGTAAATGACAGAACTACAATTCACTACGGACACATTTCCAATATGGAAGGCTATTCTTTGGGTATTCTATCCAATGTCTGTTTTAGTCGCACTTGAATTGTTTCTAGACACTAATGGTGACGATGACGATGATGATGAAGGCGGTGGAGTTATGACACCAGTTTATCAAGGAGCATAAATGTATCAAGCACTTTTTATATCAGGTTTAGGTGTGTATCTTCTTTTCAGTGGTAATATTTTACCTTTGATTTATTCATAAATACTGGAAAATTACAAAAATATTATGCCCGATCCAGATATTCTTTGGCAAGATATGGCCAAACTTAATTCTTTGTATGAAGAACTTTGTTGGGATGCCGATGATGACCTAGTGTTCACAATTGAAGGAGATAGAATAATAATCAGGAACGACTCTCAAAAAAACACGACATGATTTTTCAACTTTTAAATCAAATTTTGTTATCAGTTCCATCAGGTTCAAGAGATCTAGTGGAATTTTTTGTTTTCGTAACAATTGGCATAACAGCAGGAACCTTTGGTATAATATAAGTATGCTACTTATTATACTATGGACGACTGGATGTACACCGATGAAAAGATGAAGTTAAGGGCTGAATGTTTTCGTGCCTTACAGCATCACTTAGATGAAAATTGTAGAGATGTATACGAATTTTGCCATCAATGGATTCTTGGAGGTAACACTGACATAGATGATGTTGAAATTTCTTTCCTAGAATACGTGTTAGATAGAAGAGATTATAATATTGGAGTATTAGAAAGGTCATATAATTTGTAAATCAAAACAGTTAATGTAAGGTTAAGACGACTATATATAAATAGTCGTTTTGATTTTTATGGCAGAAGTAAAGAAAGAGGAAAAGAAAAATCCTCTACAGAAACTTAAAGAAGCAGTTGATGACAAAGAAGAGCAACTGATGTACTTGGCGACACTCATAAGAGTGATTGTTCTCGTATGGTCTGCAGGAATTTTAACTTTGAACTATGTTAAAATACCAGGTTATGATGCAGGAGAAAAAATTGATCCAACCTTTATAGCTTCGGTTTTCACAGGAACTCTGGCCACTTTCGGAGTCCAAACTGGAGGTAAGAAGAAGAAAGGTGATTCTGAACCTGGTAGTGCTAACATATCTAAAAAAGATATGGAATTCCTTATTGCTAAAGCATCTGAAACTGCACCAGCTCAAACCATTAGGATTGAGTCAGCACCAGTAAAAATTGTACCAGATTCATCAAAATGAAAAACAAGTTGTCCTATGCAGAAGTAATGGAGGTTTACAAGCATCCGATGTCTGTTAGATACATTCCTCAGATCTTTGTAAGCGTAGTTTTGTTTGCCATTACTTTCATAGCGACACCAGTTTTTGCTAATCATCTACCTGTGATGTACGTTCAAGTACCTCAGTGGGCAGATGATTGGGCAGTGTGTGCAGTAGATATACCTGATGCAAAGTGTCACTGGTATGTTATGGCACCTGATAATACATTTGGTGAGGGATTTGATTGGGAAAGTGCACCTTGGTTCGATGCAAACGGACTTGGTGATGTTGCACCGATGCAAGCAAAGACGGTTGTAGAAAAATTACAGGATAGGGGAACGTATGAACAAGTGGTTAACAATTAGTTTAGGTGCTGTTCTTGGCATCTCACATATTGGAATGATAGGATTACTTTCAAATCGAGAAAGTAAACTTCCATCGTTAGACATTCCAGTGGGCCCTTATACCTCATATCTTGCAGAAGTTGATAAAGAAGGATATCGAATTAGTTACAAAGCAAATGATCCTAAGACGATGTACATCACAAAGGACATTAAAAAGAAAGGTGGTTTCTTAGGACTTGCAAATAATACTGAAAAGGTAGTAGAAGAATATACAATGGATGGTGCAGTTCATCATAAAAATGGATCAACCGAAACCACTGTCAGTAGTAAATCAGAAGCGTGTATCAAAGCAATCGGAGGTGCAGAGGGAACAGGAAGACTTGTAGGTTCTAGTGTTGGTACTGCAGCTGCACCTGCTCTCTCTGGTATTCCCTTTGTTGGTTGGGTTGCTGCTGGTTGGGTAACGATGTTTAGTGGAAATCAGGGTGCAGAGATTGGTGGAAGTATGGCAGAAAGTATGAGTAAAGATTGCTAGGTTGTCAAAATGCTAAATTAGTGTTAGAATACAAAACACAATGACAAAACAACCTATGGATGATTCTAATTGGAGAGAAGATTACAAAGGATATAAACATTTGAACAAAAAACAAAGAGAATTACTAGAGAATGGCCCCAAGAGTCTATCTCAATCTTGGTTGCTTGGTGCGATGTATCAGGAATGGAAGAGAATGAGAGGATTCAAAGAACCAGACACAGAGAACAAAGGACAATTACAATCTTCAATGAAAGAATTTTTTAAAAAGAATAAGTAAATGGAAAATCATAGAAAAACATTATTGCATCTTATAAAGGAGAGAGCATACAAGCACGGACAATTTACATTATCATCTGGTAAAGAATCAGAGCATTATATTAATTGTAAACCTGTTACTTTGTCTTGTGAAGGAAATGCACTCTGTTCACATTTGATGATAGAGCATATAGAAGATAACTCTGTCGCAGTTGGTGGACTTACTCTTGGTGCAGACCCATTAGTTTGTGGTATTGCACAGAAGGCATATTACTCAGGTAAGCATATTGATGCATTGATTGTAAGAAAAAATCCAAAAGGATATGGTACAAAAGAAGTAATTGAAGGCAACAAGCCACCCAAAGGATCTATAGTCACAGTATTAGAAGATGTAACCACTACAGGTAGTAGTGCAATCAAAGCAGTAAACGTTTTAAGAGATGCAGGTTATATTGTAAATCGTGTAATTGCAATCGTTGATCGACAAGAAAATCATAAGGTGTGGGATAATAATGAAATCGAATTTATTTCTTTGTTTAAGTTAGAAGATATTATCGATTCATAGTGTGGGAGTCCACACATTACTACGTATTTCTACCTAGTATGCTATACTAAATATTAGTGTACTGGAGTTGAAACTATCATGTCCCCATTACGTTATTGGTTATCACGACCAACAAAA